TATATCATCCGAATGCCCTCACTCTACCGATAATATCGTTATCAGGATATTTGATTTCAAAAATTGATGGGTCAAGGGATGGAAATATAATACCATCCTTTGTTGCTCTTTCAATATCATAAGCGTTTGGCGAATAACCAAGTGTTGTATCATAGTAATTTACAAATCGCACACCAACTACTGTTTGTACACCATCGACTCTATCAAGTTCCGTAAAAATGTTACTTATAACAATCGGTTGATTTATTTGCCATCTCTTTATATCAAAGTAACGTTTCAGTCTGTCTATACATCTTAGAATAACTTGGTTTCCATTTTGATCTGGTAATGTAATTATATCAAACTCAACCCCGATGTTTATTATGTAAGCATCTTTTATGTTTATGGCATCAGTTAACATTCTGTGGTGATTGATATACGTTTTTAAGTTTTCCTTTGTTGCATCATTTATACTTGTAAGTTTACTATTTGCATCATAACCAAGCACATATAGATTCAATGCTAAATCATTAGCAACTCTATCACTGTTGAAAATAGATTCTTCTGTCAATTGTGTATCTTTTGTGATATATGCCTTTGCAATAGAACCATATCTTTGTGGTAAACTGTATGATCGTATAATGTAATCTTCTTTTGTTACAGCACGATTTTGTGAAGCAAAAGAAGCTAATGCGTTCTGACGAATTTCATTTATACTTTCCCCGTCCATACCACCTGTTGCTGGTTGTGGGTTTGTTGTTGCAAGACTACCAATAACTTGATTATATAGTGTTGTATCTAATCCCGTTTCGTCTAACGTTATCGTTCTTGTAATCACGCGTGTCAAAATTTCTGAACTGACATTATCTCTAACTCCACCACCTTGTGTATAGTAAACAGTCAGTGTTGTGTTGTTAGGGGCAAGTCCATATGTTTTTGTGTATAAGAAATTTGATGGATCTATGTTTGGTGAAGCTGATGATTCTATTCCACTCAGTGAAGATCCAATCAAATCTGGATTAGGTATTATTTCTTCATCATCAAAATCAGAAACACCGGCTCCAAAATTTATTTCGTATGAACTTGAAAAGTTATTACCAAATGCTCGGGATGAGAATCTACGCGATACCTTATTCAGTTTTAAAAGGTATGGTGTTTCATTTCTATGTAAATTTAGTGAACTATCGTTTCTTGGAATGTTTGGAACAGCTTCAAATATAGTATCTTGTGCTAAGTAAGGCACATGATACCACTTATTTGCGTCAGAATCTATAGCGTATAGAATCTCAATAATTCGATCGTCACGTAAAATCACTTTATCATATGGTTTTGGTGAACCAAATACATATTCGGTTGTTTTTATAACTCCCGAAACAGCTTTTACTGATTTCTTCAGTAGATAAAATGTTGGTTCGTTTGTTATATCGTCAACTTCAAAAATTGTAATTTCAGTTGGATCAAACGAACTACTAAATCTAAAATCTACATACTCAATAGTTCTAAATTGAATACCATTATCATTTTCTGCTGCTACTTGCATACCAGGTTCTATTGCAAAGGCGTAATTCCAATCTGGTCTATTATTTACACCACTCCCAATTGCAGGTATAATTTGAAACACATCAAGAGAAACATTTGCGGCAACAGATGTCTTGGGAGTATATCCAAATGACTGAGCAAGATTCAAGATATTCTGAGTTTCAGACGCCTGTAAAATCATAGATTCTTGTAAAGCAACGTCTGTATAATATGACAATACGTCACCAACGTAGGCTGACATTTCCATGAACATCATTCCCGGTGATGACTCGTTGAAATCTTGGTACGAATTTGGAAAATAGTTCTTTGCAAAATCAATAAGATTTTGACGAAGTGTTCCGAAATCTCTAGCAAGATAACGAATATCTTTTTTTACTAAATCTGCCATTAGTTTTGAGCCTCTTCAATTACACGAATAGTTGCCGTTTCTGATATAAATATCCGTATTGGTAAATATATGTTTGTTCCAGATATAAGTACACGTAAGAAAATACCCACTGCATGATTTGGATCGTCTACTCTACCATCTTCATTTACATTCAAATTTACATTTATATCAGTTATAACAAGATATGGGAGCCATCTTGATATAGCTCCTTCGATTTCACCACGCAATCTGGATGAAAAGTCTTCTTCATCGGTTATATTTTCAAAAAGTATTGTTCTAATATCTGTACCAAATTCTGGTTCAAAATATCTTTCACCTTTAGCAGTTAGTAATAAATTCTTTAGATTACTCAATACTTGTTCTTTGTTAGTAAAACTCTTATTGAAGATGCCACTTGGATTGTTAAACGGTAAAGTTACACCTATTGGTTTTACGGTTCCATGTCTTCTCAAATCTTGAACTTGTGAAGTATTTTGATCAACAGGATTCAATAAAAGAGTTTTTCTTCTGAATGCCATTATTATGCTCCTTTTTTCTCATTTAGTTTTGCCATGAGAGATGAATAATCACGAGTTAGTGCCTTGGAAACTTCGGGAGTTATCTCCGTTTCACTATATCCATCCGGTACCATATTGATCGAGCCCCTGCCAGCTGGAATCGAATCGGATGAGAATCTTAGTTCAGGATATTCATCATCGTACATGGCAGACTCCATTGACATTCTTGTTTCATTTAGAATATCTTGAATACTATTCAATCCTGTCTTTGGTGGTCGAATAGTTTTAGATTCTTTTTGTTGTTGTTTTTTCGTGGTAGAAAGTTCTTTCATCAAACTCATACCATGTTGTAATACCTTTCGGTCATCGTTCTTTTTAGACTCGGTTATTTTTTTATCAAGAGCGTATTCTATCTCTTCACGAACGATACTTCGTATTTGTTTTAGTAGTTTATCTAAACTCATTTTAGATCTCCATTATTTCACGTAATAAGTTAAATGTGTTATCATATTTACCTTGGCCCGATTTTTTTATGCCAAGTTTTTTATCACCATCTTTCAAACGTTGAGTATATTCTTGATAAAGTTCTGTTTTCTTCAAACTCACACCGATACCATTTGTATATGGATTTTTTGCCCCACGTTTCACAATAAAGATAGTGTTACCGCCAAAATTACCAATTGTATCATATGATTTAAATCCTAAAGTTGTTCCATTTCTCGGCCCATTGTTACCATAACCAGAATTACCAAATATAACAAATAGTTTACCATTTTTTCCAAAATGTAATAATAATTCTGTATGACCGCCCTCCGCTCCGCGTCTTACAATATATGCACCTGGCCAATCCTTTATTTTATCCCACAATTCCAACCCTTCACGTGTGAGACCCCCATCAGTATTTGTAAAATGCACCCCTTTTTCAAACTTTGCAACAGTTCCATCTACGTTATATTTTGAATTTGGTGTATTTTTTATGGTCTCTCGTTTTGTCTCCAATTCCAATATCTCATTATTTAAAGTCGATTTAGCATCTTCATTAGTTTTTATAATACGTTCAGTATTTTCTAAAGTTTTAAGTTTACTGTTTTCAGAAACCCGACCTCTTGAACTTGGTTGGACTAGATTATCCGCCTGAAGTTCTGTTAATTCCTTCAGTTGTCTATTTTTAGTATCGTATAGACCGCCTTTACGACTAAGTTTAGATTCAATACTTGATATTGTTTTTTTTCTAGAAGAAATTTCACTGTTTATAGTTTCAAGTGTTTTTTTCTTTTTAGATTCAGTTCCGCCATCTGGATTTAAAGGAGAATTATCAAAGTATTCAAAAATTTTACCAGTACCAACAATCGGAAGTGATGTTTCGTCTGACTGATATATGGTATTATTGTATAACATAAAATCAACAGTTAGTCCACACCAATATGGATTTTGAGCCCAATTGGCATCTAATTTTACAGGATCTTTTTTAGAAGCTTTAGTTGCAATAGCTTTCCCGATAACACCTTTTTCATTTTCTGTTCTATACCCACCATTTCTTATGAACAAAAGGTGTATTTCAGAACCCTCATCAAAGATATAAGGTGCATTTTTATTGAATCCACCAACAGTATCCGTATTACACAGTAATGCAATGTCAACTGGTGATTTTATTTTATTTTCGTATCCTGAAAAGAATTTTTTTATGCTAGTTCCCCAATCGAACAAACTTTTATATCTATCTGGAGATGTGAGATCTTTAGATAAATCGGGTTGTTTATTAGGAGGGTATGGTAATTCAGTTGGAACTCGATTCCATATGAAAGTATCACCTGTTTTTACAGGGTTTTTTTTAACCCATGATTTAAATTCATCAATTTCTGTATTATATTTATCTTCAAGTTTTTCCGGTATTTTATCAGCAGGGACTGGTTTTGAAAGTTCATCTTTTTGTACAGCTCTACCATCTTTTAAACCAGGATTTGGACCGGACACACTTGTTGAAGATTTCTCTTTTGGAGTTTCTTTTGCAAGTGAGTCAGCTTCTTCTGCTAATCTTTGAGTTTCAGTTCTTTTATCTTTTTCCTTTTTTTCATTACTTACAACGATTGGATTTTTATCACCCAACGGTTTATCTGGTAAACTACCTTGTTTATTAGATACAGTTTCCGTTTTTATAGTACTTAGTTCGTTACGACTATAATAGTCTTCAACTTCACTATCCTCAATTCGACGAACTGAAATTATTTTACTTACCGGCGGTGTTGGTTTTACTACTGGGTCATCTTTTTTTATCGCCTCGATTGATAAGTATTTTTTACCATCGGTTGGTAGGGTTGGTGTAGATGGAATGTCTGGTACAATTGGTGTTTCAGGAACAGAAGGTGGAGTTGGTACACTTGGTGTTTCAGGAACAGAAGGTGGAGTTGGTACACTTGGTGTTTCAGGAACAGAAGGTGGAGCATCTAATCCATCTGGTTTTGGAAAAATTGTACTAAAATCTTGAAGTTGAAATATCGAATAAACAAGTATAGGCATAGGGCCTATAGGTGGTAACTTCTTATTTTCCAAGTTTATATTGACTTCTTGATTATAGATTTCAAATCTTCTATTTGAAACTAAACTTTCTATTGGATATGATATACCTGATAATTTTATTTTTAGTTCCTCAAATCCATTACTTTCTGATGATAGAACAATAGATTCTGATCTTCCAAACGATAATACACCAGGAATTTTAGAGAAGCTTCTTTCTCCTGGTAATCTCAAATAAACCGATTCCTCAACTGTTACTTGAAACTTCACTGATGATTGTTGATATAATCTACATTCAACAAGAATATATGCGTCCGGTTCTCCATCTGTATTTTCGAAATCTGAAATTGCAAGTCTCTGAAATTCCTTTTCTAATTCAGACTTTACTGCTAGATTTGAACGCCGTATAGTAGATTTAATAAGTGGTGTTGAACGATGAAAAGAGAAAATTGGGGTAAATATTTGACCTATAATTTTTACATTTGTGTTATTTATTCCCGCAGAATTTTCTTTTGCAAGTTGACCTATACGTGAAGATAATACAGTTTGTAGCTGAACATTTTTATCTTCTTTGTCATCCTCATATTTACTCAATATTTCTTCTCTTGTTGCCATTATAGTTTACCGTATTACATCATAAAATAGATGAACCATCACCACGCTGTCTTGCAGGTAGTTTTACTATAAAGTTATTCTTTTTCAAATCATCAAATCTATTTTTATCGGATTGATTTGGCCCACCAGAAAACTCATTTACAAATGCAAATTTGCTGGCTAAGTCTGGTAAAGTTCTTATTAGTTTGTTTATGTTATTCACATAAGATACATAGTCACCACTATTCAATGGTGTGCCAGACGGACCAACTCCAGTTGGAACTTGAAGTCTTGTCAATGACTGATTCATGTCAATTATTATATCCATAAATAATTTCAAGACATCTAACAACCTATCGCCAAGTATCATAGGTGAGGTTGCATTGAATCCTATTAAAATCCTACCACCTTCTAGCTCTACAATATTTTTTGCATTCAGTGCCAGAGTTTGTTCTGTTGCAAATCCAATACCAGCTTTTGAAAAACCAACAATCTCTTGTTTATTTGCATTTAGAACAATACGGTCAGAAGCAAGTATAATTTGATTGCCACCAAATAAGTTCTTTCTAAATAGTCCAATTTCCTTGTCAAAAATAGACGGGGTGTACTTCGAGGCGGGTGTGAATTTTACGGACTGGCCTGATGTAAGCCAGATAGATGCATCATCATTATCTGGACTCTCAATGTGAAATTGATTGAAAGTCTTCTCATTTTTTTTAGGGTTAGTTCCATTTGAAATAATGGTAATAGGATTTCCCGTTGCACCAGTTCCAATACCCCACGTAGGATTTTGTTGATAACGTCTTCTTGTATCAACAGTTGAACCTAATCGAATCGACTGACCCCATCTACCTTCGAATATAATATCACCCGAGTATGGTTGTATTGGGAAGACATCTGTTCTTTCCGGAAAGGTCGGGTCGATTATATCCTTTACATTAGTCCTATCTGTTAATTTAGATGTTAGACCCAACTGTGCATCGGAAGCTTTTTGTGTGTTACTACGATCATCTAAAACGACTTTATTTGCACCAGGTAATCCGTTTTGGTGAACAGATGATTGAATGGATATTGGTGATGTATAATAAAATTCTCGACCATAACCTGCACCAGAGTGATATTGAGTTGGTGCTTTGCAAACAAAAACAATCTCACCTTTTATTGGTATTTGTTTGATGTTTGCATTTATTGGTCTTGCCTGAATAAGGTCTGTTGGAGAGGCAGCAGAATCGGTATTCAAAAATTTACACAGTATTGTATATAGGCGACTAGGAGTTTTAGTTTCGTAATCTACGGATACGACTTCAGCTGGCGCCCATTCATATTCTTCTGCGTTAAGTATTATCTTTTGAAAGTTCATCTGAATTTGTTACCTCGTTTGATTCACCGATGTTTTTGATCTCTTTTAGAAGAGCATCCTTTTCTTCATCTGTCAAGAACGAACTTCCCTCTTCGGTCTTATTTGAAACCATTCGTTGAATAACAGCAGCGAGTTTTACAAGATGTTCATCATTCTTGACCGATACTTCCATATAATCTTTGAT